ATAATTAAGTTAGTTCCTTTAATAAAAGGCAGTGGTAGAATTGGTATGATAGTAGCTGCGGTAGCTATAGTAGCTTTAACAATTTATACTGGTGGTTTAGGTACAGTAGCTCTTACAGCAGCGGTACCTTATGGTACTGGGTCTGCTGTAGTAGGTACTGCTATTACGGTTTCTACTTTTGGACAACTAGCATTAGGTATAGCTGCTAGTTTATTTTTAGCAGCTATTCAACCTCCTCCTAAACCTCCTAGAATTTCTAGTAGTACGGGGGGATTTAGACGAGATAATGATATATTTAATGGTTTAGCTAATACTACCAATAGTCAAATTCCTGTACCATTAAATTATGGAGAAATGAGAGTATCCGGACAGCTTTTAAGTGGTTTTATAAAAACTATAGATCATGGAAAGAATGATATAGTAAAAGTGGTGGATCAATTTGAATCATGAGAGTAACAATACATTTCCATAAACTTTTACATAAATATACTAAAAATTTAGATAAAATAGAATTAGAAGTTGATGATTTACACAGTATATCATTCGCTATTAATACTTATTTTCCTAGATTAGTAAAACTATTTATAAATAATACTAGAGATTTTGATAATAATAAGCATTTAGATTTCTTACTTATATTAGATAAAGATAAAAAAATGCTTACAGAAAATAGATTATTAAGAAATAATTTAAAACCTACTGATACAGATTTCTATATTGTTCCTTGTATTTGCGGTAATGGTGGAGGAAAAAGTAGTATATTAATAGGAGCATTAGTATTAGCTACAGCATTTTTTGCCTTACCTGCTATTGCGGGGGTAGCTGGATCGGGTACTTTAGGAGGATTTACTGCTGCTTTAGAGACTTCTGGATTAGTTGGATTCTTAGGAAGAGCTGTAGTAGGTATAGGGTTAAACTTAGTTTTAGGAGGAATATTATCTTTTATTAATAAACCTACTGAATTAGGTAGTAGAGAAACAGACTCAGATAGTAGAAATAATGATGCTTTTGGGCCTTTAGCAAATTCAACAGATAGTAGTAACTTAATAGCTTTAAATTATGGAGAAATAAGAGTATCAGGACAACTTATAAGTGGATTTATAAAAGTTATAGATCATGGTAAGAATGATATTGTGAGTGTAGATGACCAGTTTAGCGCATAAAATATATCTAAAATTAAACGATAAAGAAGTACCTCTTATCTATGGAGGTAAAGGCTGCTTTGTGGCTGGAACCTTAATAAAAACAGAACAAGGTTATAAAAAAATACAAGACGTAACTACTAATGATAAAGTATATTCTTTCGATAATCAAGGAAATTTAAATCTAAATAAAGTTAGTGTTGTTTACCATCATAAAGGAAAACAAGATACAATATTATTTACTTTATGGAATAATCAAAAACTTAAAGTAACCCCTAATCATTGGATGTTAACTCCTGATAGTAAATTTATGGACGCATGCATGTTTGATGTAGGCGATTGTTTTGTAGATGTTACTGGTAATTTTATAAGCATAGTTGATAAACAATATAAAACAACTAATAATACTTATAATTTAACTGTAGAAAAAGATCATACTTACGTAGCAAATGATATTTTAGTACATAATAAAGGCGGTAATAAAGGGGCAGCTTCTGGAGGAACAGAAAGCCCAAACAGTTTATTTTCTACTGATATTCTATTCTTAACTGTAGGGTTAGGAGAAGGACCTGTATACCGAGTTAACCCTAATGGGCCTCAAGATATAGAAATGAATGAAGGTAGTATTGATGATTTTATCAATCTAGATGGTGATGGGGAAGAAAACAATGATTTATTCAAAACATTAGTTAATACAGGTACTCTAAGCCAAGATCCATTAGAAATATTTGGTGATGAAGTGTCTGTTCCTCAAAACTTTGCTAGTCCTATTACTTTAAAAAAGGGTAATATTGCTGGTATTCCTAGAACTAGAGTATTCTTACAAAACACTAGTGTTGCTACTATTGATAGAATAAGATTTAACTTTATTATTGGAGGGTTATTTAATGTCAATGATAAAGGTGATATATTTGCAACTTCAACTAGTGTAAAAGTTACTATTTTAGATAGAACAGGTACTACAGAATTAGTATCTAGAACTGTAGAAATAACAGGTAAAACTAATACTAACTATAAATTTCAAGTAGATATAACTATACCAGAAGCTAGTAGATCTAGTAATGGATTAAAATTTACTATAGAAAAAGTTAATGATGATAGTGAAAATAGTAGAGTAAATGATTCTATTCAAGCGTTAGGTTGGGATGAAATTACTAACGATGATGTAGCGTATGTTAGAACGGCTACTATTGGTTATGCTGTAAAAGCAAGTTCAGAGTTTTCAGGAGGATTACCTACTATAACTAGTATGGTAAAAGGATTATTAGTTAAAGTTCCTAGTAATTATAATCAACCTATATTAGAAAATGGTGGTATAGATTGGAGAGAATTAGAAGTAGTAGACGATGCATCTGCTACTGATACTAATAGTTACCAATCTGCTGGTTATAGATTACAAAGTACTGGTAGTACTGTATTAACTGCTGATGAACCTGAAATTTATAAAGGTATATGGGACGGTAGTTTTGTATTTAGTTGGACTCAGAATCCTGTATGGATTCTATACGATTTATTAACTAATAGAGCTCACGGACTAGCTATACCAGAAGAAAATATAGACAAGTATAAGTTTTATAAAGTAGCTCAGTATTGTGATGCTGTAGATAGTTCTACTGGTAAATTTATAGGAGTATCTGGGTATGCAGATGGTACTTTTAGACATAAGCCTAGAGGTAAATTTACTAGTGTAAGAGAAACTTTAATAGGTCTTAATGAAGGCATAGAAGTATTAAATAGAAGATTTACTTGTAACGTTACAATTAGTAGTCAAGATCAAGCATTTAATACCTTACAAAAGATAGCTAGTATTTTTAGAGGAGTGATTTTCTATAGTGGCGGTAAAATATCATTAAACGTAGATCTTCCTGATGAATTACCTGTTGCTACTTTTTCAGAAGCTAATATAGAAAAAGATAGTATTAGTATTTCTGGTATTAGAGAATCTGAAATTATAACTGGTGTGGAAGTAGCATATATCGAACCTAACAATCATTATAGAAGAGAGTTAGTTAGAATAAATGATACTGATTTATTAAAAGAACAAAATCATATTGAAAATATAGCTACTGTTGAAGCTACAGGTTGTACAAGACGAAGTCAGGCAATTCGATTTGGTCAATATTTTTTAGCTAATAATAAGTTTATTAGAAGAAAAATTACTTTTAGAACTAATATAACAGGCATAAATCTAAGTGTAGGAGATGTTATAAGTGTGTCTAATAGAATGCCAGGTACTGCTTGGGGATACGCTGGTAGAGTAGCGAGTAATTCTTCTATTGCAGGAAATAATGTTCATTTAGAGCATTTTACTAGTCCTGCAATTTCTGAATCTACTTTTAGCAGCAATACTAATCCGTTAGCTTTAAGAATGGTTAATTTAAATAGTGATACAGTTGAACTATATATTTTATCGGATAATTACACCACTACTAGTTCTGGTAACACTGCTAGCGGTATAGACCTAATAGAGGTTGAAACTAGTTTAAAATTAAATCCAGATACAAAAACTTTTACAAGTACCAATGTATCATTTACTACTGATACGGTACCTGTATTAGGAGATTTATGGACTTTAGGAGAAATAGATCCTTCTAATTACTTATCTAATTTAGGAGATAAGTTATTTAAGGTAACTAATTTAGAAAGAGATGAAGACGAAAAAATAACCATTGCGGCTAGTGAATATATTTCGAATGTATATATTGACAGTGATGAGTTAATTAATTATATTCCTGTTAAGTATGAAGATATAATTAGTCCATTAGTAAGACCTCCTACTCCTATATTAAGTTTAAATAGTCAACCTAGAAGAAAAGAAGATGGAAGTATAGGATATGATATACATATTACTGCTACTACAGACAGTACAAATTATCCTATATTAATGGAAACTGAGTTAGAATACGCTAGTGCTAGCGAATTTAGAGAGATTGATGGAATATTATAATGGCATTTAAAAGATTTAGTGTAAGTAATGTAGATTTCACTGCAAATGGTACTTCTGGTATTATTAGTGGTAAAAATGGGTTTGTTTCTCAAATAGGAGTAATACCTGTTCTTATAGATAGTGTAGCCATCGTAGATGGTTCTACTAATTTACAATTTACTGCAAATAGTTTATCATTATTACACGATTCTAATTTTTCTAATAATATATTAGAAGTTAATGATGGATTTTTTCAAGGAATAAAAGGACTAGATTATATTGGTATTCCAGTTAATCAAAAACTAAATACATTTAGTGATTTTGGTTTCGTAGGATTTAATCCAACATTTACTCAAATATCTGCTAATATTGTAAGTCATAATCTAACATCTAATACTATTACAATCGAAAATACACTAACTCAAACTTCTAGACTGGTAGATAAACTACCAGACACTCCTTTTTATGCTCAATTATCTCAAATTGTTACTCCTGAATACTTTGATAGTAAGGAATTTTACATCAGCGGAAGTAATCTAGTAAAGCAAAAATTCGTAAATACTAGTAGTAATACTAGTAGTTTGACTGTAGATATAGGTGTAAGACCTAGATTTAAAAAAGAAATAAAAATATGGTTAGACGGAATAGAAGTAAACGAGTCAGACTTTACTTGGGATAATGCTGCTAATATAACTGTAGATGTTACTAATAAAGATTTATTAAGAGCAAGAGTAAATACTTATACTGTTCCAGCAATTGAGCAAGGTGATAACGTATTTGTTATCGCAGATAATTCTTATAGTATAGCTAACGTATCTTACGATTCAGCTGATGCCTTTAGTAACTCTAGTTTAACAGATAATTATTTTTATAAAGTTAAGTTAACTGATAATATAAGAGCTAATGTTAGTGGACTTAGTTTAGTTAATAAAAGTTTAGATATTGAAGGTACTATTAATAATGTTTATTCTAGTAATAACACTTTTACTTTAGATTATAATGAAAATGTATTTTTTAATAACTTTAGATTAGCTAATTCAAAAATCTATATTGTACAAAGTGCGTTGAGCTTTACCCCTATTACCTTAGGTTCCGATAAAGTATTAAGAGATGTTCCTAGAGGTCTTAATCTAGTAAGAGCTAGAAATAAGAATAGTCAAGCTAGAGTCAGTGATACTGTAACTAAATCTGTGTTTGTCGATGAAATTCCTATTAAAAAAGTAGAAAACATAAATATTAATGAAAGTTTATTTATAGATACTAATCAAGGGGTTTCTGTTAAGATTACTGTAGTATTTGATGCCATAGAAAATCAAGAAGTAACTGATTACGAAGTTAGTTACAGATTAAATAATACTAGTGGAGACTTAACTAATTTTAATACTGTTAAATTACCTAGTGTAGGTATTTCTGAAGATGGTAAAATGAGATTTACTATCAATAACGTAGATAGAGGTACTGGGTCCGAATCTAATAGTATAACTATACGAATAACCCCTTTAAATAGACAAATTAGAGGTATTACCGCTGAACAAACAAAAGAAATAGTAGGTAAAACTGCTAGTCCTAATGCTGTTCAAACAGTCTTTGGAGGACAACAAGGAGAGAATATATTCTTAGGTTGGACTTTCTTACTAAATAGCAATGGAACTGTAGTAGATTTAGATTTACAAGAAACTCTTATAAGAAAGGTTGCAGGAGAAATAGCTGAAGCAGATGCTTTAGATGCCTGGAATAGTGCTTCAACTATAGCCAGAGTAGCTACTCCTGCTACTAGTATTTCTTTTTCTATAGATACTTTTGGTATTACTGAAACCTATTTATTTAGAACAAGGGATACTTCTGGTAATATAAGTGAAGATGTAAAAGCATTAACTATATCTACATTTAGACCAGCTAATACTGAAGTATTTAAAGTATATAGTGAAGACGACCCTAGTGGTAATGTTATTACTGGACTTCCTAATGATAAC